ATGCGATTGATATCATTAACGTGGCGATTAACGCTCAGCAAGCTAAGAACGTTTTTTTCAAAGGATTTAAATCAAAGATAGAAAGATCTCCCTGGTTTGCTGGAAAGTTTTATGCAAAGGCAGACAGCATTGAATTTGACCACTCAATCACAGTCTACTCAGGACATTCTGAACGAGAGTCTCACGAAGGACTTAACCTAATTCTGGCGGTACTTGATGAGATATCAGGATTCGCACAAGAAATTGGTACTGGTAATGACCAAGGTAAGACAGCAGATAATATTTATAAAGCTTTTCGTGCATCTGTTGACTCAAGATTTCCAGACCTAGGAAAAGTTGCACTACTATCTTTCCCACGTTTCCCAGGAGACTTTATATCACAAAGATATGATGCTGTAATTGCAGACAAAGATGTAGTAACAAAGACTCATAAGTTTATTATGAACCCAGACTTGCCAGAAGAAGCTGAGGGTAATTCATTTGAAATTAATTGGGAAGAAGATACAATTCTTAACTATAAGTTTCCTGGAATGTTTGCTTTAAAACGTCCTACCTGGGTTGTAAATCCTACTCGTAAAATTGATGATTTTAAGCTAGCATTTTATACTGATCTTGGAGATGCTATGCAAAGATTTGCTTGTGTCCCAAGCTTTTCTTCTGACGCATTTTTTAAACAGCGTGAAAAAGTCCAGGGTGCAATGACAATTCGTAATCCAATAGATAACTTTAAAAGATTTGATGAAACTTTTAAGCCAAACCCAAATAAAAAATATTATGTTCATGCTGACCTTGCACAAAAGCACGATAAATGTGCGGTAGCTATAGCTCACGTAGAAAAGTGGGTATCTGTTCAAGTTATGAAAGACTATGAGCAAGTAGTTCCAGTAGTAATTGTAGATGCTGTAGCTTGGTGGGAGCCAAAGAAGGAAGGCCCCGTAAACCTTTCAGAAGTTAAGCAGTGGATTCAAAACCTTAGAAGGCAGGGATTTGATCTTGGAATGGTTAGCTTTGACCGTTGGCAATCTTTTGACATACAGAATGAGCTAAAGTCTGTGGGTATTAAAACTGAAACAGTGTCAGTAGCAAAGAAACATTATGAAGATATGGCTATGCTTATTTATGAAGATCGTGTAGCTATGCCAATGATTGATTTGTTATTTGAAGAACTTACAGAACTTAAAATTATGAAGAATAACAGAGTTGATCACCCTAGAAAAAGTTCTAAGGACTTAGCGGATGCTGTTTGTGGTGCAATCTTTGGAGCTATTTCACACACACCAAGAGATTTGAATCTTGAGGTAGAGGTTCACACATGGTCTGATGCTACAAAGATAGCAAACAGAGAACAGCAAGATTTGTTAGAGGCTAACAGAAAAAAAGAAATGCCAGAAGACGTGCGTGACTTTTTAGATAGCTTTAACTTAATATAAACAGATTTGTTTTTTATAAAACTCTAAACCAAAGCTTTAAGCAGTGTTTTGCTTTTTTTAAAACACTATGCTATAATATACATCTAACTCAATCAAGAAAGGCACCATCCTTATGTCAGATTTTTTCTCCTTCAGACTTCCAGTAGATTTTGTTGAAAAATACACTACTGTAGAGGCACCATTTGGTTTCAAAGACGCAGGAGAAAACTCCATTGGAGAAATTACTTTTGCAAGAACCTATTCTCGCATTAAAGAAGATGGAACCAAAGAACGCTGGTATGAAGTTTGCCGTAGAGTTATTGAGGGTATGTATTCTGTACAGAAGAATCATGCAAAAGACAACCGCCTTCCATGGAACGACTACAAGGCCCAGAAGTCTGCACAAGAAGCTTTTGATCGTATGTTTAACTTAAAGTGGACACCACCAGGACGTGGCATGTGGACTTTTGGAACCCCACTAACAATGGAAAAGCGTAACTCTGCAGCCCTACAAAACTGTGCTGTTGTGTCTACAAAAGATCTAGACAAGAATGATCCAGGAGCTTTGTTTGCTTGGGTAATGGATGCCCTCATGCTTGGTATTGGTGTTGGCTTTGATACCCTTGGACAAGACAAGGCGTTTCCAATCCACGCACCAACAGAGCCAAAGGTAGTCTACGAGATTCCAGACACTCGTGAAGGCTGGGTAGAAGCTACAAGATTACTTCTTAATTCATTCTTGAGACCAAACCAAAATATTCAGGAGCTAGACTACTCGCTCATTAGACCATTGGGTGCACCAATCAAAGGCTTTGGAGGAACTGCTTCAGGACCTGGACCACTAATTGCTTTGCATGAACAGATTAGTAAAGTTATTGGTGGAAGAGCTGGAGAAACTTTAGACTCTCGTGCGATTGTAGATATCATTAATCTAATTGGAACCTGTGTTGTATCAGGAAACGTGCGTCGTTCTGCTACTCTAGCTTTGGGTGTGGAGGGCGATGATGATTTCTTAAACCTAAAGAATGCAGAAGCTTTTCCAGAGCGCAACAGTTATGATCCAAAAAATCCAGGGTGGGCATGGATGAGCAATAACTCTATCTCTGCTACTGTTGGTATGGATTACTCAAAGTATGTAGATCGTATTGTAGATAACGGAGAGCCAGGATTTATTTGGTTAGATGTTGCTCGTAACTATGGGCGTTTGGCAGACCAACCAGATGGTGCAGACTACCGTGTAGTAGGGTTTAATCCGTGTGCAGAACAGCCACTGGAGTCCTATGAGCTCTGTACCCTAGTTGAGGTACACCTAAACCGTCATGAGTCCAAGGAGGACTTCCTACGGACTCTGAAGTTTGCTTATCTATATGGTAAGACTGTTACTTTGTTGCCAACACACTGGCAGCAGACTAATGGAATCATGCAGCGTAATCGTCGTATTGGAACATCCCTGACAGGCATTGCATCTTTTGCTGACGAGAATGGTCTTCCAACAGTTCGTAATTGGATGGATGAAGGTTATAACAAGATTCGTTTCTATGACAAGAAATATTCTGAATGGCTATGTGTTCGTGAATCAATTCGTGTAACTACCGTAAAGCCATCTGGGTCAGTATCACTTCTATCAGGTGCAACACCTGGAGTTCACTGGGGGCCAGGCGGAGCTTTCTACCTACGTGCTATTCGTTTTGGAAACACAGACCCAATGCTGCATTTGTTCAGGGCAGCTGGATACAAGTGTGAAGATGATTTAGTATCAGCAAATACTACAGTTGTATACTTCCCAATTAAGTCTGGACAAAAGCGTAGCGAGAAGCAGGTATCTCTGTTTGAGAAAATGTCTCTTGCTGCAACTGCTCAAGAGTATTGGTCAGACAATGGTGTATCAGTAACTCTATCCTTTGACAAGGAAACAGAAAAGCAGCACGTAGCATCTGTTCTTAATATGTACGAGGGTAAGCTAAAGGCTGTATCATTCTTGCCAATGGGAAACACTGTATACCCACAGCAACCATACACAGAGATTACAGAAGATGAGTATGACTACTACATTGGTCGTATTGCTAAGATTGACTTCTCTGCAATTTACGATGGTATAGAGAATCTAGAAGCTGTTGGGGAAAGCTATTGCAATACAGACTACTGCGAAATTAAGATAGAGACTAACAACCGATACTTGCAAAACTAACTAAGGAGAAACATGAAACAACTATTACACTTTACAGCAACATGGTGTCAGCCGTGTAAACAAATGGAACCACTGATTGCAAAACTTGTTTCAGAAAATCTAGATATAAACTATGACAAGATTGACGTGAGTGATGAGTTTGATCCAGCAGTTGAGTATGGTGTTAAAGGTGTTCCAACTTTTATTGCAATAATTGATGGTAAGGAAGTTTCTAGACACACTGGAACTGCAACAGAAGAAAAGTTGTTGAGTCTTTTTAATTAAATAAAATGGTATAATAGTCTTGTTAGAAATAACCCCACTAACAAGGAGACCCCACAATTAAAAAATTTTTATATTCAGCAATAGTCTTAGCTATATTTTCTTTATCATTACTTTGGCCAACTACTGCTAAAGCATCTACAACTGCAGTGTGCGACACCTATCAAGTTAATGGTGGTGATCAGGCATTCTTAATGAATTTAAATACCCCACTAGAATTTGGTGGCACTGTATATAATGGTAACGTTTATGTGAGTCCTAAAGGAACAGTAACGTTTGGACAGGGTGATTATACTTTTTGGGACTACCCAGCAACACCATCAATCTCTATAGCTTCGTGGGACTATCACGCTTTTGCAACTGGAACACATCCTTGGGCAGCACAGAATGATTTGTATGTAAGGTATGGGTCAACAGCAACATCAATTTGTGTTGATTGGAAAGTTTTGCCTTGGGGTCAGTCTTCTGGAAATCCAGTTTATATAAGATTAATTGCAGAAGTAAATCCAGTAAATTACACCTGGACCCCTACCTATCAAGTAAGTTCTACTGCTCCAGCAGGTGCTAGATATGGTGTTCGTTATACTCAGGGTGGTCCAGTATTACCTTTAACTATTCAAACAATAACTGAGCCACCAGCACCAGCTCCTGTGGTTCCTCCAGCCCCAGAGCCGTCTCCAGAACCTACTCCAGAAGAGCCTACGCCTAGCCCTACACCTACCCCAGAGCCAACCCCAGAGCCAACCCCAGAGCCAACCCCAGAGCCAACCCCAGAGCCTACGCCTGAACCTACTCCAAGCCCTGCCGTGCCCGTTGAACCTGTCGTGCCACCAACCAACCCAGTAGACCCAACACCAGAACCTTCCCTGGAGCCTGAGCCACAAGTGCCGCCAGGAATAGAGCTAGAGGAACTAGAAGAAGCAATCCTGCCAACTGAAGAACTTGAAGAATTTGTAGAACCTTCACCTGAAATAACTCCTTATATTATAGAACCAGAAGAAGAGTTTATCACATCTGCAGAAGAATTACAAGAGGACATATCTGCAGAAGAATTAATGCAGGTAGATTTTGATCTAATTATAGCTACAGACCTTTCAGAAGCTCAGGTAGAGGCCATCATAGAGGCTGCGTTAGAAATATTTGAAACAGCAGAAGAAGGTTCTCTAGAATACGAACAAGCTCTTGAAGCTTTGTTTTTAGCGGCTGAAGCAGATGACATAGTCATTGATGAAGCTATAGCAGCTATTCCACTTCTTGGAGATGTTCTTGGAGGAGCTACAGAACTTATTAACTTCCTTGGAAATGCTGGGGCAGACATGAGTCCAGAAACAAGGGAAGAGTCAGAAAAAGTAGTCGTTACAGCAATTGTTGCAGTGCAAGCAGCACTATCAGCAGTTTCTATAAGCGGTATAGCAACAACAGTAAACATAAGGAACGGAGCATAAATGAAATTTTTAATAGCATTAGCTAAGGACGTCATAGATCAGGCATGGACATTGCTTGGTATGGTCGTAGCTTGGCTTGTCCTGGAGGGCTCTGCTAAGGAACTAACAGGAAACCTCATACTAATTACCCTATTAGTATGGATAGTAACATTTCCTATTTTTCGTTATGAAAAAGAGGATAAATAATCATGGGAGGTAACATGAAGAAACAAGCAGTAACAGGTGGTCTTGATACCATCATAAACATCTTTTGGAGAATTCTAGCCGTATTTGCAGCATCAGGACTAACAGTCTTGGGTGCAGGAGCAGTAGTTGGTGTTGAACTCTTGGATGCCGTCCTTATGGCAGGTATCTTGGGGGTAGCCACAGTAGTTGAAAAACTAGCTAGATCCTTCCTAGAAGATGGAAAGCTTACTTTATCAGAGATTGACGAAGCCTTTGCTAAGGTAGACAAAAACTCCAAGTAAGCATAGTTGACAGTCCCCTCTGGGTAGTGTATAATAAAGATACACCATTTTAGAGGGGATTTTGTCATGACCTGTATAGCTGCCATTAAAGCCAATGGCAAAGTATATATGGCTGGAGATCGTGGGGCATCAACTGATGATACCATCATGCATATTTCTAAGCCAAAAGTTAAAGCATTTGGTCCATATGTAATAGGATATGGAGGAACTATGGAAGGTCAAAGATTACAATATAGCTTTGATCCTCCAAAACCACATCCAGATGAAGACCTAGATGTTTTTATGCACACAACATTTCTAAAATATCTTAAAGATTTTTATGAAGAGTGGTGGGTTGAAACATCAAAAGATGCAGAACTAGAGATGTTAATTTCAATTAAAGACAAGCTGTATGAGCATACTTCTTCAGACATGTCTATGAATGAGTTTTCTTCTAACTTCTTGTCTATTGGATCTGGTTCATCCTTTGCTATGGGATATTTATCTGCAACTGTTTCTACTAAAATGACCCCAGAAAAAATGGTAGAAGGTGCAGTAAAAACTGCAATTAAATTTTCACCAACTTGCTCTGGCACCGTTGACATTCTATCCACTTAGGAGTACAATATACCTATGAATAAAAAAACATTTGACGAATGGCTACAAGAAGGCCTTTCACTTGGCTTCTGTGGTCCAGCAATTTGCTATCCACATGACGGATTGCCATTAACTGAACAAGAAGATGAGCAATTTGGTGAGGGTGAAGACCCTTGCATACACATTATAAGACTCTACGAAGACTTGGAAACAAAGAAAGCAGTAGAAGAAAATCATTCTCCCTCTGTGTGGAGAGCAACCAATAGTGGTTTTGACTTAACAATAAAGAAAGACTAAAATGGCAAAAACAAAAGGTAACAGAAACGATAACCGACCAAATGGAAAAGCTGCAAAAAAGCATCCAAAGATTTTTGATGCTATCAAGCGTCGTTTAATAAATAAATAGTAACAATGATCCATAGCTCAACGGCAGAGCAGAGAGCTGTTAACTCTAAGGTTCCTGGTTCGAATCCAGGTGGGTCAGCTAATGGTGTGGTCCATACCACTCTCAAGGGTAGAAGAGATAAAAATGGACACTAGTGACTATCGCATAATGGTAGTGTGTAACCTTGCCAAGGTTAATGTGCGAGTTCAATTCTCGCTAGTCACTCTGAGAGTATCCTAGCATGACTCATAAGAACCATTTCACTGGATGCTCTCTTTAGGCTCTGTAGCTCAGTTGGTTAGAGCACTACCCTGTCACGGTAGGGGTCGCCAGTTCAAGTCTGGTCAGAGTCGCAAGGAAAGAGGTATTCTATGGGTAAGCAAGAGATAATACTCAACAGGTTGTTGCCTGGCCCTCCAGTGTTTCCAGTAGTTCCATTAACAGCAAAAAGAAACTGGATGGATGACTCAAGAGATAAATTTGCTTATAAGTGTATACCATTAAATATTGCTAATCAGTATGGCTATACAGTTTTATGTCCAGCAGACTTCACTTTAGACTGGTATGGAGGGGTAGAAGAAAAAGATGTTGACTTCCAGGTAACATCTGAAGAAGAATATTTTAAAGATCACCTTCATAGTTATTTTGGTGGTGGAACCTTTACCATACATCTAGATTTTATTATAAGAACTCCAGAAGGTTTTTCAACCTACATTCGTGGGGTTCCTAATGAAACAAAGCAGGGACTTAAACCATTAGACGCCATTGTTGAAACTGATTGGCTATCCTATACTTTTACTTACAACTTTCTTCTTACAGAGCCAGGTAGCTACAGCTTTAAAAAGGGTGAGCCACTGTTTGTATTTTTCCCAATTGAAAGAGCAACTGTAGAAAAGTTTAAACTAAAAGAATCTAGAATAGAAGAAGACACAGAACTGCTGACAGACTTTGAAGACTATCATCGTAAAAGAATAAAAGCAATTTCTGTGCCAATAACAAAGCCAGTGTTTCAAAACTTTTACAGAAATGGGACAAAAGCATCTGGAGAAAAGGTTAGTATCAAAAACCACATTACAAACTTGATTTTTGGTGGTAAGCGTGGTAAGATTAACTAATAATGCCTCTATAGCTCATCTGGTAGAGCGACGCACTTGTAATGCGTAGGTGACGGGTTCAAGTCCTGTTGGAGGCTCTCTTGTGATATAATTTATATTCCTGCCCAGTAAAAGGGAGGAACAAAACAACTCGCTGAAAAGGAGAAACAAAATGGTAACAACATTTACTACGGAGTTCTTAAAAGATCCGTTTTTTAATATGGGTTTGAATACCCTGGCAGCACCAAAACCTAGCTATCCACCATACAATATTGTAAAGATTGACGAAGATACTTTGGTCATGGAATTTGCGGTAGCTGGATTTAAAAGGGATGAGATCAGTGTTACAACTGAAAAGAATGTCCTAACTATCAAGTCAACAAAAGATGATTCTGACGATAAGGAATACCTGCACAAAGGTATTGCTGCTCGTAAGTTTACTCGTTCTTTTACACTACCTGAATATTTTGAGGTAGATGGAGCAACAGTTGACAATGGCATTCTATACATTAATCTAATTAGGAATATTCCAGAAGAGAAGAAGCCTAAAGTAATTAATATCAAGTAAAAAAACAACCTGAGCACGTTGATAAAAGGCTCATCTTAAAAACTGATATAATAGAGTTATGCTGAAAAGCATTTAACCCTATAAGGAGATTTAATATGACAACTTGGATTAGGCCAGTAGATGGCGGATCAATTTCAGATACTTTTGAAGGACACAAGAATAGAGCAAAGCCAGCTCTAAACCCAGGAATAGACTATGCGGTTGGTACTGGTACACCAGTAAAAGCAGTTGCCGATGGAACTGTAACTGGTATTGTTACAACATTCACTGGCTCTGGTGGCATGATGATATTCCTAAGCTTCCCTTCAGGTCACACAGCAGACTACTTACATCTTTCACGTATTGATGTTACTCCAGGACAGGCAGTAAAGCAAGGTCAAGTACTTGGACTATCAGGTGGCTCAGGGCTGGGCTCTATGACTGGCTATGGCGCTCACCTTCACTTCTCTTTCCGTGTTGGTGGTAAGCCAACAATGGGTGCAGGCAACATTGACTACGAAGCTTTCCGTGGAGCACCTACAAGCGCTGCACCAGCAAAGCCAGCTGCTGCCACCAAGGCACCTGCTGCATCTTCTAGTGGATCAAGACCTTATCCTGGAAAAGAACTAAAGAAGGGTGCACCAGCAGGTCCAGATGTTCTTTACCTACAAAACAAGCTAGGCATAAACCCTCCAGGTCCGTTTGGCCCACAAACTCACACTGCTGTTGTTGCTTTCCAAAAGAAGCACAATTTGCTAGCAGATGGAATTGTTGGCCCACTAACTTGGTCCAAACTGGGCTAACTATATAATAAAAATGCCTATATACGAGTATGAGTGTTCAAGCTGCAAAGTTAAAGATACGTTTGTTCGTGGAATCAATGATGAAGATCCTGGATATCAGTGCAAGACTTGCAACTTGAGCCTCATTCGTGTATACTCATTAGGTGCCGTTGTATTCAACGGAAGTGGATTTTATAGTAAGGACAAGTAATGGTAGAAGCTAAACAAAAAGAATGGGTCCTTAATGCAAATGATCGTTGTGATCATGGTTGCGACGCACAAGCCTATATTTATGTCAAGGGTGTAGACGGAGACTTATTGTTTTGTGCACACCACTATGAAGAAATTATGAGTAATCCTTTGGGGTATAAAAACATGATGAGTTTTGCAATAGAAGTTGTAGACGAACGTGAAAAGCTTATTGAAAATAGGCTAAAGGGAGATGACTAGATGTTTGAATATTATGTAAAACAAGTTACTAACGTTGTAGATGGAGACACTATTGACGTAGTTATTGATTTAGGGTTTGATATTAGTTTTACTTCACGTGTTAGGTTGGCTGGCATTGATACCCCAGAAAGTCGTACAAAGGATAAGGCAGAAAAAGTTTTAGGCCTAGAGTCTAAGAAGTATTTGGCAGATCGTATCAAGGCAGCAAAGACTGTTGTTATTAAAACTGAGAAGATGGATTCATCTGAAAAATATGGTCGCATCCTTGGTTGGCTATACCTTGATGGCGAAGGCAACTCAATCAATACTGAAATGATTGAGAAGGGCTATGCCTGGGGGTACCTAGGAGACACCAAGGTAAAAGACTTTGAAGTATTGGCTAAGGCTAGAGCAAAGACATTGTAATGCTAGAGCCATCTATTGAAGAGCTAGTCCTTAGTGGAGTAGTAGAAGTTTCTGGAATTGATTCCAAAAGTGGTGAGTTTGTTTATAGCTTTACAAATGACATTAACGATGTTGTCCCCGAATTTATGCATAAAAGATTAAATTTTGTAAAAAATGAGGTAGATTTTTTTCTAGAGCTAGGTTTTCTTGAGATGAATAATCCAAAGTCTAGAAACCCAATACTGTTTTTAACAGACAAGGCTTTTGATGAAGAAGAGATCTCAGGCTTATCTAAAAGAAAACAAAGTTCTTTGGACGAAATAAAGCGACTGTTTGAAGAAAGATGATATAATATTATTATGACAGAAAATAATAGCGGTGGCATCAAAGAGCCAGGAGACTGGCCAACTGGTAAGTCTAAAAATGTTGGTCGCAAACTTAAGGCAAAGCGTCGTAAGCCAGTATATGTTTCTGACTCTACTGGTGCTGTAATTGCTGGAAATAGTTCAATGACAACAAAGTCAGCGATCAAAGAAGGTGACTTCGTAATGGGTCAGACTTCTGAGGGTGTTGTTCATGGAGTTGTTGAACACATCATGTGGGAGGGTGGAACACTTGGAACACCTGGATCAGAGTATGCTCTTGAGTCTATGCCACCAGAAAATCCAGCGATGTCTGTAAGAATTTATGAAGAAGACGATGACACGTGGGAGCCAACCGCCTATAGCATTGGAATGATGTATGTAGACGCAACAGTTTTTGAAATGGAAGACCATGACATGGATGAAATGGAAATGATTTCAAAAGCAGATAGCTATTCTCCAACATCTGGAATGAAGTCTGCAGCACGTCGTGCACTTAAATGGAAAGCAGAAGGAAAAGCTACAGGAGCTGGAACGCCAGTTGGCTGGGGTAGGGCAACAGATATCGTAGCTGGAAGATCAATGTCTTTATCAGTAGTTAAAAGAATGTATTCTTTCTTCGCCAGACATGAAGTAGACAAAAAAGGAAAAGACTTTTACAATACAAGCAATCCTAGTAACGGTCGTATTATGTGGGACGCCTGGGGTGGAGACGCAGGATTCTCTTGGTCACGTGCAATTGCAAACCGTGAAATGGACAAAGCCTTGTTTTCTAATTTTGGAAAAGACTATACAAATGTAGATCAGCTTACACAAATATTTAAATCTGTTACAGTTGGATCAATGGTCTCCTGGAACTCTTCTGGAGGAAGAGCATCTGGAAAAGTAACAAGAATTATTCGCAGTGGAACTTACAATGTTCCAGGAACAGACGTTAGCCTAAATGCTAGCGAAGAAGACCCAGTAGCAGTCATCAGACTATATCGTGATGGAGAAGCTACTGACACAACCGTTGCCCACAAACTAAAAACTTTACGAACCCTTTAGAGGTCGGAAAAACAATGGAACTTTTTTTATTTGGGGTATTGACAACCCTAACCTTAATTGCTATAATTAGACAGTACAATAAAGCTAACTACCCTAAAAAGGATAAGAAGGCTCTTGTTCGTCAAAGCTCTATGTTTTTATTAATTAAAAACTTTTTGCCAGACTTAATGTTTGATTCAAGATACAGATACAGTCAAGCAATAATATACGAACAAGATAAAACGTTTGACTATATAGAGATGCCAGATAAAAAGGCATACTGGCTAGACAAAAATAAAATTTATTATGCAGAAGTAATAGATGGAAAGTTTGATCCAGGTAATAAAAAATTAACTGAGATGAAAAATTTGTCTGAAGAAGAAGTAAGCAAGTTGTTATATATTTACAATAGTTTAAAGAGTGGATTTTAAGTTGATAATTGCAGTACAGGGTACAACTAATTTTAATGACTACAATATCTTTATGAGGTCTATGTCAGTTGGCATGTCTTCTCTTCCTAAAGAAGATAAAGAAATTTTAGTATACAGTGTTGGGCCTAAAAATATCAACAACTTTGTAACAGAATTTTGTAACATTACTGAACGTAGCTTAAAAGCTAGAGGTATCAAAATTAGATACAACAAGGTTCCTATTTCTTGGGCTGAACAAAACATTGACAAAATAAACTATCTAGTTTTTTTAAGCAAGCCAGGAGAGTATAACTCTAAGCTAGTTGCTGAGGCAGAACTTAGCGGTATTGAAGTAGGGATATTTAGATACTAATGTCAAATGATAAAATTCAAAATAAAGAGGTAAAAATGGTAGTAGCTTCACTAGAGAAGATGGAAGAAATCGTCTCAAAAAATAAATCATTATCATGGGATGGTTGGAATGTAGTGGAACTCATTAAAACATCAGGGGCACTTTACAAGCCTAATGGTGTAAAAATTAATGGAGTTTGGTATATCAAAAACATTTTTAACGCTGAATCTTATGGATGGAAAGTTCCAAGCAGATATGTGGAGTAAGACATGCAAAACCAATCATGGAAAGACAAGGCTGCATGTCTTGGAGAAGAAACAAATGATTACTTTGATAATTATGAAGAAGATCTTGAACTAAGGCCTATAGTAGATAAAGTTTGTAGGGAGTGTCCAGTGAGAAAAATGTGTTTTGCTGCAGGAGTTTCTGGTAAAGAAACTGGAGTATGGGGCGGAGTTTATTTTGAACAAGGAGACATATCTAGGGAATTTAATAGACATAAAGCCAAAGAGGGCTGGGCAAAAACCTGGCAAGCACTAACAACGGATAGCTAATTATGGAAATATGGTCATGGATACTTGCCGCTATTGGCGTAGCAGGCATTTACTTTGTTGGAAGAAAAACCCTTTGGGGTTGGCTTGTGCTACTGTTTAATGAAACCATTTGGATTGCTTATGCATTGGTAACAGAGCAGTATGGCTTTATTGTTTCTGCTATTGCATATGCGGTAGTATATATTAGATCTTATCTACACTGGAAGGAAGATTCAAATGTACACTGATGCAATGAAAAGAGCCTTTCATTCAATAGAAGCTCCTAAAGGTTTTGCAGGGGTACAGCTTCTTGAAAATGAAAACTTTATAACAATAAGGCTTGACGAAAAACTTTTTGCTAACCTTGATGAGTTTGCAAAACGTGAAGCGATTCAGTATGTATTTTTAGTAAAAAAAGCTCTAGAAGACAATGGAGCAATTGTTCTTGTAGTAAGAAAAGCATTAGGAGAGAATAAATGATTGTTGATAATCAGTTTTTATATATTACACTGGTCGCCGTGCTTTCTTTTTTGAGCATTTTATTGGGTACCCTGCTAGTATTGTCTAGAAATAAAAATAAAAGTCTTAGCGACATAGTTTCTAATCGTGAAGAAATCGCTAATGAATCATACATCAAGTTTTTGAATACTTCTAGAGATGATGCATTTAACTACATCATAGAGGTTCAAGATAAAATTAATAACTTTGCAAGCAAGGTTGAGCCACAGCTTAACTATTTTAATACTTATGGTAAGGCAGTTCCAAGTCCACACACAATTATATTAGAGGAAATAGACTCTGCATATAAGGAACTTAAAACTATCTTGCCAGAGGAAAACAAGGAGAAATAAAAAATGAATACAAAGAATATCAAAGCAGCACTAGATTCATATGCACGTAACCTACTTGGTGTTGTGCTAGCACTAATTACAACCACCATGACAAGTACTGGATTGGCATCGCCACTAGACTTTGGTACTGGGGAATGGCTAACAGTAGCTAATGGACTATGGGCAGCAGCTATCCCAACAGTCTTGCGCTACATCAACAAGCAAGATCCAGCATTTGGACTTGTTGCTGAAGTAGTAGCTAAAGAAGCCTCTAAGAAGCTCTCAGAGGCTGCTAAGAAGGCTTCTGCAAAGAAGCCAGTAGCAAAGAAGTCTGCAAACAAGTAGACCTTCTATAAGGATTGGGCGGGTCAGAAATGGCCCGCCTTTCCTGTATAATGGGAAGTAGTATGGACGTAGTATATATTTGTAAACCAGGGGATAACGAAGAGCTAAGATACTCAATTAGATCTGTTGTTAAAAACTTACCACACGATAAAATCTGGGTAGTTGGTGGAAAGCCAGGCTGGTATACTGGAAACCACATCCCTGTTAGTCAGAACAGATCAAAGTATGTCAATGCTAAAAATAATCTAAGAGCTATATGTAACAGCCTTGAAATTTCAGAATCATTTATCTTAATGAATGATGATTTTTATATAATAAACAAAGTTGACACACTTCCAAATACCCATGGTGGTTATTTATTAGACAAAATAAACAATTATAAAATAAACAATGGCCTTGATCCTAATATAAGTGTTTATGGTAGGATGCTAATAAAAACAGAATCATTAATTTATCGTAAAATTAAAAATAAAGTTATAAATTATGAGCTTCACGTTCCAATGATTATGGAAAAGAAAAAGTTGTTAAAAATTATGTTATTGGATGGACTCTGGAGATCAGTCTATGGAAATTTTTATAATGTGGGTGGAATAGAAATGGATGATGTTAAGGTATATGGATTAAATTCCAAACAAAAATCATACGATATTACTAACCTAAGATATGACTATCTGTCTAGTAGTGATGATTCGTTTAAAGAAATAAAAAAATTAATCCTAGATAATAGGTTTAGATCTAAGTCCGTCTATGAGATTTAAGTACTGTGGCTTTAGTTTTTCTATAGAAAAATTTTGTTGAGCTATCTCAAATGCTTGTTTTTTTAATTCATGTTTTAGATTACTATCTAAGCTAATATATTCATCAATCAACTTGGCCAAATTTCTAGGATCTGCTGAAAACAAAGCTATCTTGGTTTTAGCCATAAAGAATCCATCACCATTTGTTGCTGTAAGCCACTTACTTGGAAGAATTTGATTGTTTGGTGATATATCAGTCATAAAGACTGGCATTGCACTAAAAAGAGCTTCATTCATTGGAAGACAAAGTCCAGCATATTTACGAGGCAATACCATACCATCAAAACCATTATACATATCTTCACGATTAGCAGGATTGCCAACTTCAATCTTAAGCCTTGAATCTTTTGGTACTGTCTCTATTGGCGTTTGGCTTTGAATAACAAGTTCGTAGTCAGCCTTTGAGTATTTAAGCATAGCCATAATTGTTTCTGTACCGTTTCGATCACGTGCGGCTCTCCTGCCACCTATGTGTAGCAATCTATTGTGATCCTTAGATAGATTATTTTCTTTTATTTTGCTAAACAATAAATCATTGGTTGGTGGTGGTAAATGTATAACCTTACATCTTTTACCAAACATAGACTTTACACGATCAATATTCCACAAACTTGGAGCAAGCAGAATATCTGGAAGTGGTGCTCTTGGAACAGAAAGATTTTCAAACAACTCATAGTTATATTGTAAAATAGTTGTAATTCCCCGTGCTTTAGCCTTTAAGACTAGGGTATCGCTATAAAATACTTCACAACTTAAAACAACGTCTAGTCCATTTAAAAATTCTTCAACAAGACTGTCTTCTGGGAATCCAAAACTGTTTATAACATTTCTTCCAGCATACCATTCTGGATGTTGTTTATTTTCATTAAAAGGTGTAGAGTCAATAAGAAGAATCTTTTCTGGGTTTAGCATTTCTACAAGTTCCCTTGTTTGATTTCCTAGTCCAGTATTGTCAGACCTAGCAATAATTCCCAGACTCATAGATCCATCTCTTTATATAGTTGCTTCAATCCCTTTAGTGTTCCAATGTCCATATATTTGCCACCTGGCTTTACTGCTCTGATGTCAGCACTGTTGGATAACCATTCTTTTAGTTGTTTTCCAGGGTGGTCTAGAGTTGTGTCTAAGTGTTTAATCATGTCTTTACTAAACATCATGGTTCCCCACATGTCTAGGTAATCACAATTTTCTACCTTATCTTCAGACTGAATCACTTTATTGCCAGACAATAATACCTGCCCAACACGACCCTTTAACTCATCTGTGCATTCCCAAACGCCCAAGACTAAGTCGGCATCTGTCTCTTTCATCATTTCTTTATAAATGTTTACTGGTGTATTTATTATGTAGGTATCTGGCATACCAACAAGTATAGTATCGTTATAGTCACCAACCATAAACTTAATTGCATCAGACATTGTGGTAGGCTCACGAACAATTAGCTTAATGTTCATGTCCATATTTTGTACAATAGGAACCCACTCAGGCCTAGTTGATACACGAACTTCATCGCATACTTCTAGCATTTGTTCTACATGCCACTGAAGCAAGGATCTTTCATCGGAGATAGGTAAGCAAAATTTTGGTATACCCCCAATCCTAGATGCTTTTCCAGATGCTGGCAAAACTCCTATTGTATGCATTATTTCAACCCATAATTTTTCTTTAAAGTTGCTATATCATTTATTGGCCAATAGTCCAAAGATTTTGTTGGATCATTGAATGGATATTTATATTCTCCCCAACCTTCTCTTGTCCTGTCTCCACCCCATTTAGATTTAAAGTAATCATGAACACCATCAATATTTATTTTTAGTCCATCTATTGTTGCACCGCCATCTACTTGACATATGACATCAACTTCTGCTGCTTCAGCACTAATTCTCATTACATAACTTATTGGAGCATTAGGATGTGGAAAATAATCACGCCAAGAAACTGAAACATCTGATTCAGGATCATTTATTAACTGCTCTTCAAGCAATAAACACCTATGATCCCAGTCACAATCATCAAAGTTATATGGATAAAAGTTTTCATCAAAGTATCCAATTGCACTAACTAATTTTTTGTTTATTCCACAAAGATGCCATCCGTGTTGTGTTCTAAACATTACACCATTAAACCCTTTAAGCATTTCAATGATGTGTGAAAAAGGCTGATTAAACAACATCGAAGACGAAACAACAAAAGTCCAATCGTGATTCTTTTTTAATGCTATATTCCAGGCTCTTGCTAAACCAATGTTTTCTGACTGATACTCTACTTGAAAGCCATATTGCTTTTCAAATACTTCACATTCTCTATTACCGCTGTTATCTATAAGCAAAACATTTTTATCTTTTATAGATTCCAGGCATTTATATATTCGATCTGTTACTCTATAAATAGGTATACAAATTAAATAATCAATATTAGTATCTGTTTCCATAGATATATCCTCCTCTTTCAGGGCTTCCTAAAATTTCTAAGCCAAACTGCTTAGCTAATTTCTCAACCATGATTCCAAATTTGCCGTCAAAAGACTTATCAAACTCAAGCACTAGATAATTAATTTTTGCAAGTATTTTTTCGGGGGCATTAATTATAAGATCAAACTCTGCACCCTCAATGTCAATCTTCATAACGTCAACATGCTTAATGTTATTCTCTTTAAACAGCTTTTCCAATGTGATTGCCTGGATCTTTGTTTGCCCAACACCTTCGATTTCAAAAATGCTGCTATTTCCACCACGATTAGTTATTAAAACTTCTTTATTCTCGTGCCAAATTGCTTTATTAATAACGAAAACATTCTCTACTGGATTGTCTTCTATGTTTTTCTGCAAAAGAATTAGATTATGTGGCTCAGGCTCAATAGCAAAGACCCTGATCTTTCTTTTTCTATCTTTATTAAAGTTGTCAACAAAAAGACTTACGGAGCCAACGTTGGCACCAATATCAACAAAAACAGCATTTTTATTTTTAGCAAAGTGCCATTGATGAATTCTATAAACGTTTTCAGTCCAAGTTTCTTCAATAACCTTCCAGTCCAGGTCGTGATCATCGCTTGGATCATGCTCTTCATCTCGCAAATTAAAGACATAGCCGTTAGTTTCTAAAATCATAAATTTAATTCCTTTAAGATGTGCTGCCACCTATTCTTATAAGTATAGTTGGCCTTAACCAGCTCATGGCCAGACCTTCTAATCTTTTCACGCTCTTCATCATGCTCTAGGTAATAATCTACTAACTGCTGCAATTGATCCAAGTTGTTATACTCATAAAAAACTAGATGCTTCTTATCTTCAAACTCTCTTTCAAGACCTTTTATATAAGGGTGAATTAAAAATCCACCACGACCAATGGTTTCATAAATTCTATCCGACCAATAGTCTGGGTAGACAAACTCTGGGCATAAAGCATCTCCAACTACCACCTTTGTGGAGGCATAAAGATTGTTTAGGTCCTGCCCCCTTACAGTTCCTAGCCCTTCTCTTCCATATAGGTTAAATCTTGCACCATAAGTCTGACTTAAAAAATTAATAAGTTTCGGTCTATATGGCCACTCTGGATGATAAGTTTTGCTTCCGACAAAGATAACTTCTTCTTTTGCAATAGCTGGTGTATAGTTACATTCCTTATCATAAACTCCAGCTGGCAGGTAATGTCCTTTTACAGATGTTTTTTTATTAAACCAATCAGCCATTTTACTATCTACAGTAAAGAAATGATCTATAAATTGATACACTGGTTTACGCAACAAATCTTTTTCTCTACCTAGCCCAAACCAAAGATCTAAGTGGTAGGTCATGCTAGGAACTTTGTTTGCTTTTAACTCAAGTAAAACATCTTGCATGGTAAGTCTTCCTGGGGTGTTCCAGCCGTGCGTGTGAACCCAAATAAAAAGGTTGCTTTCTTTTGCACTTTGAAAGACTGTTTCAGAGTTTGCTTCACTTTCTTGTAGCCTAACTACTTCGTGGCCCAAAGACTCTAGAGTTTTTGAATGGTGGGATTCGCTACTAAAATCTACTCGAAAATTTCCTAAGAATGTTATCTTTGCCATACTAGCCTCTTACGCTACAGGCGTATTGCCTTAGCAAATACAACTCTAGACGCCATCTTAGAAGCGGCAATGATTGCAATTGGTGCAGCAATGCTAAGGGTTGTTCCTGCCCACATACGTGGTTCCAGGTATTCCCAACCCCAAAAATCTAAGGTATGAAAAGCGTTTGCCAAAACAGCAATGCCACCAAACATAAGCATTCCAAGAACAGCTCCAAAAGTTTTTTCTGGCTTGCCTTCTTCTGTAAGTCGAGAAGCAAGAACTAAATATGCGACTAAGAACAGTAAATACATAAGCTCAATAAAGAAAAAGAATAGTCCAGCCATCCAGTCCTGAGAAAGTCCAACAAATTCTGCAACAGCTGTAATACCATTAAAAGAAACAATGGCAGAAGAAATAAAAGCAAATCCAATTCCAATCAACCATGACCAGAGAATTATCTTTTGATCAATCTGAATTTTTGGAGCACGTTTTGATTCTTGAAGCTCGTATCTCTGACGTTTGGAATCTTCTACACGTATCACAGTGGCCTCCTGGCCCCCAGTATAATTGGCTCTTTCAGCAAGCATTCGCTGCCTTGCTCTAAATGACATTGGATTACTCATAATGCATCAATTATACCACTAAAAGGTGTCAATGACAAGCATAGAACATATGCTATAATTATTAGGCCTGCCCAATTGGGGGGCATTAACTCGCTTAATACAAGGAGATGATATACATGGTTATTACAACACCATTTGCAGGATTTGGTCTAGATATTGACAAATTCTTTAGCACAACACCAGCAGCAAACACCTACCCACCATACAACGTTGTCAGGATTGACGACGACAAGATTGTGATGGAGTTTGCGGTAGCTGGATTCAAGAAGAACGAGATCAGTATTACTACTGAGAAAAATGTTCTATCTATAAAAGCAGAAAGGCCAGACGCTGACGATAAGAAATACCTACACAAGGGTATTGCTGCTCGTAAGTTTACTCGCTCATTCTCACTACCCGAATACTATGAAGTAGATTTGGCTAAGTTTGAAGACGGCATTCTGTATGTTCATTTAGTAAGAAACATCCCAGAAGAGAAAAAACCAAAATCAATTAAGATTGGTTAAAAACGATGATATCCTTTAGGTAGCTTAACTTTCCAAGGACCGCTACCTAGGAGACAACCTGGGCACGTTGCTAAAAGGCCCACAACAATACATATGATATAATGGCTATATGCCATATCATGTTGGAGAAAAGGGATCTTACGGTTGCTCAGGCTACCCTGCCCTTAAAGACGATGGAACTGTAATGGGTTGCCACACTACAGCCGAAGAAGCTGCTAATCAAATTTATGCAATCAATCAGTCTGAGGGAAATATTGAAGCTGGTGTTGGAATTACTAATCCAGAAGAATGGCCTATGGATAAAGCAGAGACTGATAGAAATGGTATGGGTTCCAAAATTGGTCAGCCAGAGCCAGCCTCTAAAAAACCTTCTGCACTAAAAGATCCTAAGAAAAAACCAAAGAATAGAGTTGGTGGTGCTGGTGGAGATTCTGCTGGTGCAATCTCAACTACAAATGGTGGAACATCTATGGGAACTAAGGCAGACGAGAAGGTTGCCCCTTGCTGGGATGGATACACTCAGAGGGGAATGAAGCCAGGGGACAATGGTCGCATGGTTCCTAACTGTATTCCAGTTTCTAAAGCAGAAGCTCGCATTACTGAGGGAGACTTCGTAAGTGCAAGGACCGTAGAAGGTATGATCATTGGTCAGGTAGAGCACATTATGCGTGAAGGCGGCAGATATGGCGAGCCAGGAAACCCTTACTCTATTGAGTCTACTCCAGAAAATCCAGCGGTAGCTATTAGAATTTTAGAAGAAGACAATGGAATCTACGAATACGACGATGAAATGTACTACTACACACCATACTCAATTGGTGCATTGATGTCAGACGTCGAAAGAATTAACATGCCAAACATCAGTATGGAAGATTATGAGGATGGTAAATATGATGAATACATGGACAAAGCTGAAGGCTACTCTCCTCCTGCTGGGGCTAGGGCTGCTGCTCGTAGGGCTATCAAGTTCAAAGAAGACGGCAAAGCAACAGGAGCAGGAACTGCAGTTGGATGGACTAGAGCTAGACAATTGGCTAATGGAGAGACACTCTCGCTAAGCACAGTTAAGCGTATGTATTCCTACTTCTCTCGTCACGAAGTAGACAAGAAGGGTAAGGATTGGGGAAACCAGGCTAATCCTTCTAATGGATACATTATGTGGCTAGCGTGGGGTGGAGATGCGGGATACTCTTGGTCTCGCAAAATCTCTCAAAGAGAAGCAGACAAAGCTCTATTTTCTGACTTTGGTAAAGATTATACCTCAGTAACAAGACTAATTTAGTTTTACTTCATGTCGATTAAGTATCGAACATTATCAATAAAGCCAGCTCTAATTGCTGCTTTCAGCATCTTATGAGAAGATGATCCGTACTTAGGTAAGTCTGAGAAGTAAACGATATACTGGGTGTCTGGGTTTAAAGATTTAATCAAAGCTGCGTTGGCTATAGCTTTCTTTACGTTGTCTGTTCTCTTAGCTCCAGGACGCTTCTTCTCCCCCTGCAAACCACCCTTAGCTTCAACATAAACCTGAGTTCCTCTATTGTCATAGGCAAAATCAACTTCACAGCCAGTATCCTCTACGATAACATTCTTAGTTATGTTGGTTGTTCCAAATCTAGATAGGTCTATCAGGACCTTAGACTCAAACTCATCTCCAGAACGTTTAGACTCTGACTGAAAGTTGATCATGTTTCTTCAGACATTCTATTGATACCAGCAATATATCCAGCCTGCCAAGCCTTTATCTCTGGCTCTGAGGGCAGTTCTTGAAGCGTCTCAATATACTCTTGCATATCTACCTTAGCTTTTTTAATGATAGATGCTGTCTGCCTGTCTAGCTTTCGCTTCTCTTGTCTTTCAAGTTTACTCATGAACAAATGATACCAGCAAAATGGCGGTATGTCAAGCTTGCTTAGAAGCTTCTATAATATCACAATAGCAATACTCTTTATGCTTAATGATATCAAAATAAAGATCTAATGCTAGGATATGGATCTTTCCGCAAACACATTTATAGAGCATAATCAATTCTACCAATGTTTATTAATCTGATATACTTTAGTGTGGACTTAGAAAAAGAGATAAACAATATCTTATTTAATCTTGGTAAAGAGATTAAGATACATAGGGTAGATCAAGAGAATACCCTGATTGAAATTGAGTATGAGAAGTATACCGTCGAAATTCTGAGGGTATTTATGAACTATCTCTCAGAAGAATGACTTGACAATACCCTGCCTAATGCACTATAATATAGGCTAAACAATAAATAGGAGAACAAATGAAGAACATTTATAAGAGTATCGTAATATCTACAGTCTTTGGTAATGCTATTGCCTTGCCAGTAGTAGCCTACACGTTCCCATGGGATACCTACCTAATTGATCCAACACCGTACTACATCGTACAGGCTGGCTCTCTAGGATTCCTTATCGCTGTATGTATTTTTGTCTACGAATGGGCAAAGTATGCAGATAAGCCATGGCTAACAAAGCTTGGTGTAAAGAAGCCTAAACGAGTAAAAAGATAAGTAATAGTTTTATTTTTATAATTCATGGTAAAATAGTAGTACCTTTTTGTTTGAATAAAACCAGACACGAAGGTTTATAACTTAATAGGGGAACCCCCCACTAACACTCAACGACCGAGTACTAACTACCAAGGAAAGGTAGGTCGCTAAATGAAAAGAAACAGGTTAATTCCTATTGGTGCCTTTGCACTAATGTTGACTATTGGCACGGGCCAGGCCTTCGGTGCTATCTTAGAAGCTAATGAAAACGCTCAAGAACCCCAAAGAATAACACAGGTAACAAAAGATGTTGTTATATCTGGCCCAGTAAAAACTGTTGCACCACCCATAACAGCAGTTCTTAAGTCACAGGCTCCAGAGATTGGGTCTGTAGACTGGATGGCACAGCAAAAAGCAGAAAAAGATCAGCTTAGGCTAGAGGCTGAACAAGCAAAAGCAGAGCTTGAGTCTGAGGTTGAAAGACTAGAGGCAGAGCTAGAAGCTGAAATTAATCGGCAAGCACAAATCAAAGAAAATACAGAAAGACTGAACGAAGCTATTGAGTTAGTAAAAGCTCAGGTTGGAGTTAGTCGTTGGTATGCTGGTGGATCTTCTCCACCATCCTGGGACTGCTCTGGTCTTGTTCGCTGGGCATACCTACATGTTGGTATAGACATGAGGCATAGTGCTACAGCTCAAAGAGATTTTGGAACTATTATAACTGATCCAAAGCCTGGAGACCTTGTGTCATTTAGCCACCAAGGCTGGAGTACTGCATACCACATTGGAATTTATTTAGGTCCTGACCAGATGGTTCACTCTGGAGGTAAGCCAGGAACTAAGACACAGATTAGATCTATTAGTGACTGGGCCAAGGTAAACGGTAATAGTGAAGTTGTCTATACACGCATCGTAGAAACCAATAATTAGGCACTTGACATCACTTCTCATATACTGTACAATATAGGTATGAATAATAATGATGGAATTGATGACTACTTCGATACCCAGCTAAGTAAGGGTAACGTCCGTGAAAAGCCAGACTGGGCTGAGCGTATCACACGCAGTAGAGCTAGGTTCTACCAAGAGGGCATGGCCCACGGAGCAGAACTAGAGCGTGACCGTATCATTAAAATATTAGACAAAAATCTGGGTAGATTAGATTGGGACGACTTAGTTAAACTTATTAGACAAGAAGACCTAGATGACTGAGCCAAAGATTGTTGAGAACTTACTTTCTAAAGAAGATTATGATACCCTTTATGGGCATCTGTTTAATTTAAATAAAGAATCTGACTGGGGGGATGAAGAATCTGGCACTTTTCTTTCTGCTGACCCTGACCTTGGAAGACACCTTTATTCAGACCAAGTTATAGAAGAATATGGAGAAAAGCTAGTACCACTAGCAAGAGAGATTTTCAATAGTGAAACACTGTTGCTATCCTACTCTCTGTTCTCTCATTATGAGGGACCTAATGCAAACCTACACAGGCATAAAGACTCCAACGCCTGTACATACACACTTGACATGTGCCTATATCAAACAGAGCCTTGGGATCTTTATGTAGAGGGTAAGCCTTACACACTATACCCAAACCAGGGACTCGCTTTCCTGGGAGAGGAACAGGAGCATTGGAGAGAAGCATATCCAAATCCAGATACTCAAAAGGTTGGTATGATATTCTTTCACTTTGTTGAGCCAGACCATTGGTTCTTCAAAGAAAATCCAGACAAACTAAGGAAAGGTATGGAACGATGGCCAAAATGGCAAGCCTTCACGCAGAAGGACTAACTGACGACGATCTAGAAACTGCAGAGATTGCTGCAATCCTAGAAGAGGTGTTTGTAGACTAATATGAGAAATCAGATTATAAAAGACAGCCTTAAGCTAGGTGCCCTTATTGTTGCAGTTCTATTTATCTTTGTAGTAGGACTACCGTTCCTAGTGAGCGATGAGTTCGACGAAATTTGGTTATCTATTACTGGACGATAAAGTTCGGCGGTAAATAAGAGATCCATACAAGCACAAGGTGCTTGACATTCTCTAGTATCCCCTGTATAATTTATATATGAGTCAATTTGCTACAGCTAAGAGAGATACATACATTAACCGAATGAGCAATTCTGACATAGAATATCTCGTTCCAGAGGGTAAGTGGCTATTCCACATTACATCCCCAACGCAGGTCAAATACCTAGAACTAGGAGAGATCGCTGTCTGGGACATGACCACTGGTGGGGTCTGCTATGGGTATGCCAAGGACTGGGAAGTATCTCAGTGAGTAATCCTTGCTGGTACTGTAATAAGGAGCTCCAAGAGCCTACAGTGACCTATAGAAGAAGACATATCAAGAAGAAGCGTAGGATAGATATAACAGTCCATTCTGCTTGCTTTAAGTCTTTGAGCAGATCACGTAAGGAATATAGGGTAATCGTTCCAGGAACAGTAGCTCAATAATTCGGGGAATTTAAGGTCCTATCGTAATCCCTATATGCTTGACAAATACTTGACCAACCAGTATAATAGATACGTAACAAATGCCAAATAGATAATAAGCGATTAAGGAGAAACACATGGCAAAATGGGAAGAAAACGAATACGTAATTGAAGCAAAACAAGACATCATTAGTTCTAAGGAAAGCTTGGCTGAATCACAAGAAATTTTTGATAAGTATTCAGAACAGGTAAAAGCAATT